TCACCCCCGTTGTCACTCACCTTGAGATCAACGAGCTGGTTCCCCGTACAACCAAGCTGATCGAGGACTTTCATTCATGCTCACTCATCCAAGCAACCTGATCGGCATAACAAGCCAGCAGGTGATGCGGCTAAGCTACGCTTGGCAGATCACTCGAGTTGATGGGACCATTCTCCGATTCACCGACCACAACCGGGTCGTGACAATCGACTCGAATGAGTACACCCCAGTTGGTGGATTCGACAGCTCCGCCTATCGTGAACAAGACGCTCTTCGTGAGAGCGAGATCCAGTTCAACGGTGTTATCCAGTCCTCATACGTCATCGAAGCCGACCTGATCGCGGGAAGGTACGAGGAGGCTGAGGTTCTCGAGTACTTGTTCGATTGGCGAGTCCCATGGGCTGGGTCGATTCAGACAACGAAGTTCTGGATTTCAAACCTCAAGTTCAATGGTGAAGTCTGGCAGGCAAGTCTGACCGACGTCTCGAGATATCTGAGGCAGCGAGTTGGTGAAGTCTTTGGTCGAACTTGTCCGCATCAGCTCGGTGATTCGAGGTGCGGAGTGAACCTCGCTGGATTCACAGTTTCAAGCGTTCGGGTTGTCGGGATGGTCGACGGCGAGAAGAGGCGAATCATCCTGGCCAATTCTGTTGACCTGGGTGGCGGGTTCATCGACGACTATTTCACTGAGGGTGAGGTCGAAATGACCTCTGGGGATAACGACGGGCTAAAACGTGATGTGAAGCTCTACACCCAAGCTGACCGGCGAATCGAACTCCAGGTCCCCTTCCCGTTCATCGTTGCGCCCGGCGATACGTTCGACATCATCGCCGGGTGCAACAAGCTCAGAACTACTTGTATTGGCACTTTCTCAAACATCGACAACAATGGCTCATTCCCATTCATTCCCGGCAACGACCGAGTCCTGCAGACTCCGCAGACCTGACGTTGTCGAGTACGCTCGTACCCTACTAAATACGCCTTTCGTTCACCAAGGTCGTCTAGAGGGAGTGGGCATTGATTGCATCGGTGCTCTGGTCTGCATTGCCAAGCATTTTGACATTCCTCACAAAGACCACAAGTCGTACAGCCGAAAGCCGAATGGGACGTTGATCAAGAGGCTAGTCAATGCCGGGTTGATCGAGAGACCCAATTTGGTTTTAGAGCCGTGTAGTGTGCTTGTGTTTGAGATTCGGCGCGAGCCCTATCATGTCGGCATTATGACTAGCGCGGTAACTATGCTTCACACTCACTCGGGTGTCGGGTGTGTTGTCGAGCATCGGCTTGACCACAAATGGCTTAAACGCCTCCACAGCGTCTGGGAGTTTCCAGTAAAATGGCAGCAATAACAGGAGCCGTTCTCGGCAGCGTCATCCCAATCCCGGGCGCTAACTTTGCGCTCGCGGCGCTGGGATCGTACATCGACCAGCAGTTCATTCTCCCAGCGATCCTCCCGTCTGACGACATCGAGGGCCCGAGGCTGAATGAGCTTCGGATTCAAAGTGCAGAGGAGGGGTCGCCAGTCAACTATTTGATTGGGACGAACAATCGAGTAGCAGGTACCATTATCTGGGTTAGCGATATCATCGAGTCAAAGCAGACCAATACAGTTGGAGGGAAGGGCGGTGGACAGAAGACTGTCCAATATAGCTACTACGTCTCCATCGCGGTGGCTGTTGCTGGTCGTCAGGAGATTACGGGCTTCACGAAGATTCTTGCCGAGGGCAAGAAGATCTGGGAAGACTCGGTGTCGCCATCCGTCGCTAGTTCACTATTGTCGGTCAATCACCTCGGCGGTAAGAACACTGATATTGAGTCACCCAACGGTGGACCAGACTTGTCGGTATTTCGACCCGGTCAGGGGATCACAATTGCCGGTTTCTCTAACGGGTCAAATAACGGCACTTTCATCGTCCTGGCTTCTTCCTACACCGCAGGCACGGGGACGTCGAGAGTTCGGGTTAAGAATTTCTCTGGCACAGACGAGGTCGCTGGCGCCTCAGTGACCCTATCGCAAACACTGCCGAACTTCGTCACTGCCGACATGGCCGATATCACCCTCTATTCCGGGTCGTTGACCCAAGACCCAGATCCTCTGATTGAGAGCTTCGAAGGCGTCGGCAATGTTCCTGGATTCAGAGGCATTGCCTATGTCTCTATCGAAATGCTTGCGCTCAAGTCTTATGGTAACAGAATCCCCCAGTTCAACTTCATCACCGACGCAAACTCAGGCGTGCTAAGCACGGTGTTTGCGAATCTCCTGACCCGAGCGGGTCTGAGTGGTAGTGACTACGACACTTCGGGACTATCGGGCTTGACAGTCGATGGATACTCGATCTCAGGCCCGGAAGCGACAAGCCGAGCACTTCAGCCCCTGATGACCGCTTTCGACATCGTGGAGCAACCGACAGCTACTGGGGGAATCAAATTCTTTCAACGGTCCGACGCCACTATCATCGACGTTGATCCCCTCGACCTCGCTGCTCATCCCGAGGGCGAAGACACACCGATGGATATGCAGATCGAACCGATGGAGTCGATCAATCTCCCGAGCGAAGTCAACGTTGACTATCTCGATCCACTGTTGAATGATCAGAAGGGCTCTCAGCGCGAGCGTCGCCGCGTCTACGATATCGACGCAGTCCAGAACGTCAATCTACCACTTGTCCTTAGTGGCGGTGCAGCGGAGGCAAAAGCAATTGCAAAGCGGCTGATGTGGACCGCGGTCAACTCGCGACAGACCGTACTTGTCCAACTGCCGTTTAAGTACTCTCACGCCCAGAAGAACGACGTTCTGCGATTCACTCGAGGGGGAATCACCTGGTTCTTGTTGATCCATCGAAAGGACCGGGGCGAGAACTTCATCCTGCAGTTCGAGTGCACTATCGAGCTCAAGTCGTCGTTAATTCAATCGGCAGTTGCTGAGGACCCCGTGACCAATGAGCCCAACAGATTCTTCCCAGCGCCTATCGACTTGGTCCCCTACGACGGTCCGCCGACTATTGACGTTCCCGGCGACATCCCCAGCAATACCCCAACTCAGACAGTCATGATCATGTTCGGGGTATCGAAAAAAGACTCGAGTACTCGGACTCTCTGGGGCGGGGCTCGTATCCTCGACTCTGAAGACGACCTGGAATTCTATGAGTTCTCGTCGGCAGTCGAGCAGTCGTGCACCGGGTTTGCTCTTACAGCACTCAGCGCTGGAACCCCGGGAATTTGGGATCGGGTCAATACCGTCGATGTCGAGATGTGGAATGGCACACTCGAAACTAAGACTGAGCTCGAGGTCCTCAACGGCCAGAATCGAATGGTGCTGGGCACTGAGGTCATTGGATTCGCCACTGCAGCACTGATTGGGACTAATCAGTGGCGATTGAGCACGTTGCTCCGTGGGCTGACCGACACACTTGACCAGATGGGGACTCATGCTATCGCTGAGCAGCTGATTCACTTGAATGGAGGGGGCTTGTTGTTCCGTCCAGTGAGTGCTGCTCAGATCGGTACTACGAGGTACTACAAAGCAGTCCCTGCTGGTGGCGAAGAGGCCGACTCTGACTCTGTCGCAGTAACGATTGGACCTCGGTCTATTCAGCCTTTCTCACCCGTGCACTTGAACGCCACCCGAAGCACCACAGGCGATGACGTTACCTTGGAGTGGATTCGGCGGAGTCGTCGAATCTGCAAGGTGCTCGGTCCCTACGCCTCGCCCCTTGAAGAATCGGTCGAAAAGTACGAAGTCGACATTCTCACCACTGGGACGTCGACTGTGCTTCGGACTATTGATGTCGAGAGTGCAGCGACTGTGGACTACACCGAAGCAATGCAGACTGCGGACGGCTTGACAGCAGGGGCATCGCCGTTTGACTTTATCGTATACATGATGAACCCCACTGTTGGTAGGGGTCGCGCCTCTGATACTTACACTGTTCCTGGAGCTTGATCATGACACAGCCGACCTCCTCACGATTCGGTCTACCGCTATTGGCTGAAAACCAGAACTCAGCTGAGATCACCGTTAACCAGTTCACCAATTTGATGGAGGCGCTAAACGGTGGTGGGCTTATTCCGATTGTCGAGTCGAACCTCAACACTCCACCGGGATCGCCGACCAATGGCCAAGTCTGGGTCATTGGGTCATCCCCGACTGGTGCATGGGCATCCAACGCCGACGAGCTTGTCATCTATTTGGATGGGTGGTTTTTCTTCGACATCAGCTCGGCGGACCTGTCAACTCCTGTCATGGCGTTTGACGCAACGGCCAAGGAGATGATTGCGTTCTCGCCGTTCGAGGACTTGTGGTACCCCGTGCAAGATCGGTGGTCCGCGACACAGCACTGGACTGGTCGGTATCAGAACGGCGTCAAGCTGTACAGCAAGTCGCTGCTGAACATCACGGCGCCTGGGTCATTGGCAACTGTCAACACTGCCCACAGCATTACCTCGCTTAACCTGGATGAGCGGATTAATTTTGAGATCTGTTGGTTCCACAATACCGGTGGTGCTGTCGCTTTCTCAGCGCCGCTTGCCCAGGTCCAACACACCATCGATGGGACCAATTTTGCGATGGTCGATGGATCGGGAATGGATTGGTCAGCGTGGAGAGTTGACGTTCGACTTGAGTACACAGTCGACTAGCGAGCTACGGCGTGATTTTGGCGTCCCTGGGACGCTTATCACGAGACGATGACTGTCTGAGCTCGGAATCAACTAAAGCAGCTATAGAGACGCCCCCAACTCTGTGATGAGCCGGGGGCGTTTCTAGTCAGCCGGGTCTATCAGGGATAGACGTAGGCGTTGACTCCCACGGTGATGTCCTTCTCCTCACCATCGACGTTGATCTTGCAGCCCGACGACTTGTTGCCGTTGCTCGTGGCGACGACCAGCGTCTTGCCCGACTTGGAAGGACGGATGGGGTTGACCAGGGGGAGGGTGATGATCAGGGACTTCTTGTCCTTCGAGATTTCAACCTTCATGAACTTGCTCCTGTGGCTTGTTGTTGCAGTTACTTGGACTTGAGACCGCCCTTATGGCCGAGTTCGCGGAGTCGTGCGCGGATACGCCGTTTCTCACCCTTGTCGGCCGAAGTGCGGAGTCGGTTCGTCAATTCCTCCAGGTCATCGGACATTTCCTTTGAGGCCTTGGAGGAAGTGACTGCAGCGCCGCCGTCTTTTGCTCGGCGACCCTTGCGCTTCTTGGCAGACGCGACCGTTGCGCCTGCTGGTGCGGGTGTGGCGTCATCATCGACGCGGTAGTTGCTCGTGCCGGACAGCGCCCTCGCCGTCGTGAAGTTGAGGGCAACCCCGATCTTCGGGACGCGCTCTTCTGTTCCCCTCAGCGCGGGAACGCTAAGGGTACAGCAACGTGAGCCCCCTGCCCTGACCCCGAGATTACGAAACTCCCGGAGTGTGGCAATGATGTTATCCAGCTCATCGACGGTCTTCAGCTCAAGGATCGGCTGATCGGCCTTCTTGCGAAGGTCGTCCAACGTCAATGCAGAGCCGTCGAGACGTTGATGGAGAAACTTGTTGGCCATGGCGCAGATGTCCGCGCTCATCGATGACGGCCGCTCACGCGGATCATCGAGGTAGAGCGTGGACTCAACCGAGTAGGGATACCCGTTGAATTGGCACCACATATCGATTGCGAACCCGTGGATTCCCCCAGCGAACTGAGTTCTACGCCACTGCCCATAGAAATGGGCCTTGTTCCCGACGCAGTCAATGACATCGACGGTAAAGTTGATTCGCTCTTTGTCCCAGACAACCGGGTACTGATTGAATCCCCTTGCCTCGTCGGTATCGTCCTCGTCGTTCTCGGGCAATAGCTCGTTGGCGCTTAGCGTCAACGACTCACCATCGTCAAAAACGACGGTGACTCTCTTACCCTTGCTTGCAACCGATTCGACCGCACCAGCGTAAATGACCGTGTCAAAGACCGCTTTGACTCTGTCACCAGCTGACCACTTGACAGTCATGGTTTCTTGCTCCTATTCGCTTTTCAGAGATCGGGTGATTGAGCCCCCCAGATGGGAGGGGGAACAATCGATGACTGGCGAACAATAAGCTCATTGGTCATCGCAGTCAAGTCGTCATTTCGCGATGACGGATTAGTGCTAATACTGACGGTATTAAGCTTTTCATGCCATAAGAAAGGGCGCGTCCGAAGACGCGCCCTTATCAGACTAGTGCGAGGATCATAATGAGTGCCACACCCGCGAAAATGAGTACCTCGCGAATGAAGCTCATGACTTCTCGGCCCTTTCGAGGATCATCAGGTCGTGCTCATGACACAGTCGCTGCATGGTCGAGTACATCGAGTCCCAGAGGGCGTCGAAGATGAGCTTGTCTTCCGCGCTGACGTTCGGATTGAATTCGGGATGCTCACCGAAGTAGTCGGCGATAAGGGTCTCGAAGAACGCGGACTCCTCGATGGAGACGCAGTCGACCTCCGCGCCGAGATTGTGCGCGATGCCCCGAAGCGATCCTGCTCTCATCTTCTCGTAAGCGAAGGCAAGATGAGCGAACGCCTGTCCAATTAGTATTGCATCGTGGACGGTGAGTTGGATAATCACTGAACTTGCTCCTAGTGGTTGGTTTTGAAGGGGATTCAATTGTCAGAGAGCGGGGGCGCGGGCATTAGGCCCCGCGGCGCTATATCGAGCTAGCGCATACTGTAGCCCCTGGGGCTTGTCGTCAATGACCCCCACCAGAACGACGGTGAGGGGTCAAGGAGTGATCCAGAAAAAATGCCACTACGCGGTAAAAAATCGTGCTTTTTGAGCACAAGGGCCCTGGGGCGCTTTAAATCGCCGTGGGGGCGTTTTGGGGCTCGTGGGGGAGAAACGTCAGCTGTGGGCTCAAAAACGCCCCTACGGCGATTCTCGGCGTATTGTGGCCGAGCTGCTGGGGGCGGGCGCGACGACATCGGGGCCCTCGATTGCCCCTGTAGCTATGAAACGACCCCCACCACAGCCGACGGGGGTCGTTTGATGGTGACGACGGTAAGGGCCTAATGGCCGGCCATCGTTTCATGAGGGACGCGGTAAACGTGGGCAGGATTGAATTGCTTGATGAACATCCGGACGATCGAGGGGTAAACGTAGCCGAGGAAAATGACATTCCCCTGCCCGTGCCGTTTGAGCCAGCATCCGATTTTTCGACTACCCTCTATCTTCGTGACGATGAGATCGTGATTGCGGCGACGGTTGTTGCGGTTCATGGATCAGTTACCTTTCACGGGGGTAAGGGAGTTGACTGTGACCACCGCGTCGATGTCGCAATTGGCGCAGCGAACGACCCAGACGAGAGCGTTCGGATCGGAGTCGACTGACAGGACGCGGACGGTCGTTTCGAGGGTCGCGCAGAAGAAGAGATCGTTTTCGCGGATGGTCATTTTCGGTTCCTTTCGGTTTCGGACGTCTCTCATATTGCACTTGCCGGGCTATACCTGGGAAAATACATGGTACCCGGTTAAAACGGCGATTTGGCCTGGTATACCGCTACTAATCGGTTTGGCACGCCCTCGGTCGACGACCCCTGGCTGGAGGGCAAACTGTAAAGGCAATTTTACAGATGCCGTAAAACGGTAAACCGAATTTTACTGGTATGCGCCGACCCACGGGGCTACGAAAAAGCCCCCGATATGGAGTCGGGGGCGTTTTCGAGGGCTTCATTCAGCGACGGTTGCCTGGCGCATACCGCCCTTATGACCGAGTCGACGGAGGGCAGCGCGGAGATTCTTCTTCGCTCCCTGATCGTCGGTCGAGCGCAGCGCTTCAAGCAGCGTCTCGATCTCGACGGCGCGGTCTTCCTCGGATAGGACATCGATCAGCGCGGGACGGCCCGGCTTGCGGATCGTCAGCTCGTTGAAGCCGAGGGTCTTCTCGGTATCGTCGTCGAAACGGACACGCGCCTTGTGGTTCTTGAAGACTTTGACGACGTGGCCGATGTAGAGCTCGCCGTCGAGTTCGACGTTGACGTTAGAGCCGGCCTCGATCACGTTGCTGTTGTTGTTGCTGGTAGCCATGATTTCTTGCTCCTGGTTTGGTTCGATTGAACCGGGTTTTATTCAGTGGTGATTGAAGGGGGCAAGAGCATGGACTCCGGGGGGCCTTGTTCAGGCCCTGGGGTCGTGCTCGTATTCACTTGTCAGAGATCGGTCGTCGATTCGAGGGCAATCGAGCGTCGATTCAAGATCGACGTAGGAGGACAATATACCCATCGGGGTAGGGGGTCAAGGACCTTGAGGCCCTTTTTGAAAGATTGCCACAAGTCGGGGCATGGCAACGGGTTGTGGGCACGTGGTTTTTTCGTTCGGGGGGTCTGAAGGGGGCCCCCTGGGGCGTTGACGGGGCATGACCGGCGGTTGGGGGCTTCAGGCATGGGGGCATAAAGGAGCCCCCGTTCGCTTGCTTTGTTCAGCGAACGGGGGCGATTGAGAGCGGCACGGGAAGGGTCGTGCCGTCATCAGTCAGGGCCGACGATTGCGGTGATTAGTCCTCGGCGACATCGCCGACGGGCTTCTTGCTCTTGCGCTTGGGGGAAGGCTTCGTCGCGGCCTTCTTGCGCGAGCTGGCCTTCTTCGCCGTCGCAGCCTTGCGCTCGGTCTGACGACCACCACCACGATGACCGCGACTCCGCAGCTTCGCACGGATCTTCTTCTTGTCCTGCTGGTCGACGGCGTTATCCAGAGCAATCAAGAGATCCTCGATGGACTCGACCTCCCGCTCGACCTTCGGGGCCTTTGCGGACTTCTCCGCCTTTGCACTGACCTTCTTTTTTGAGGTCTTCTTCTTGGATGCGACTTTCTTTGCCATTTTGGCTACTCCTGTTTCGGGTGTAAAACTATCGAGCTAGGGCCACAAGGTAGGACAGAGTCGCCGCGTTGTCGGCTTTAAAATAGAAAAAGGGCCCCACGGCTAGGAGCAAGAAGAAACGCCGTGGAGCCCATGCCTCGTCGCCGTGACTACCCGACAACGAGGAAATCCTAACGACGACTAACCAGCCATGTTGTACTTTTCTTTCTTAGACCACCGTCGTTTCACGACCTCGGGTGAAACGGTGATTGGGACATTGAAGTTCTTCAAGTCCTCCATGAGCTTAACCAGCTCGGGAATCACCCATCTCTCGGTCGCCGGAACCTCGAACACGATCTCGTCGTGGACGGTAAGAATCATCCTCGTCTTGAGCTTCATAGCACGGAGCCATTTCCAAGCCCTGACCATAGAAAGCTTCATCAAGTCAGCTGAAGTGCCCTGGCACATATAGTTCAGGGCCTTATAGCAGAACTTGACTGGGATGTGGTAACGACGACCAAAGGGATTCTCGACGTATCCGTTGACCTTCAACGAGTTCGCAAGCGTCCCCGTTAGCGCTCTCACGCTCGGGAAGCTTCGATGGTATGCAGTGCAAATCCGTGACGACTCTAGGGCTGTTGTAGGCAGTCCCTTCTTCGTCAACGTCACTGCAACTGTCTTTGCTCCAGCCCCATACAGGATGCCAAAATTGACGCCCTTAGCTCGCTTACGTTGTTCACTGGTGATCTTGGATGGGTCGAGCTTATATACCTTTGCGGCTGTGTGCAAGTGGATATCACTTGCAACGGCTTTAGCCATCTCTGCATCTTCAGAGAAATGGGTGAAGAACTTCATCTCAACCTGGTCGTAGTCAATGTGGAAATTCCACCGGCCACGACGAGTGATGAAACACTCCCGAGGCCCGAGCTTACGTGGTTGATTCTGCAAGTTCGGTTCGCTCGATGAGAATCGGCCCGTCAGCGCCTCGCTTTGGTTGAATTTGCAGTGGAGGATGCCGACTCGACGACCGTTGGGCTCGATCCTGACATCCACTGCATTGTTGAGGAAATAGTCGTAGTAGGTCGAAACCATTTTCTTCAGCTGGCGAATCTTCCAGATGAAGGGAGGGACAACCTCTCGAGGTTCGAGTCGATGTTTCTTGACCGTTTCGTGGACCGCATTGTAGAACTTGCGCCACGGCCATCCTTCCTCACTCGACTCCCTCAGCGTATACGCCAACGGGGCTGAGACGTATCGGATGATGGCGTACTCGTCAAACGCCCAGTTCCCTCCACCAGACATCTTACCGCCCTTAGCTCTCTTGGGCTCTGTCTTGAACTTCAGGGGGATTCCCAATTTGCGCCATGCGGCAACGCACTGGGGCTGTGAGTTCGGCTTGAACTTCTTGACCGTCTCGGTGACTGTTACGCCCTTTCGCTTTCGCTCAACCTCGATTGACCCCACCATCGATTCGAGCTCATGCTGAAGAACCTCAATTCCTGCTTCAGCTTCAGCCTTCAATTCAGCGGCCCGGGTGAGGTCAACGGGGACGCCGTAACTCTCCATGTCCACGCAGACTTTCATCAGCATCTGCTCGGTTGACATCAGCTCGGGACACGTTGAGCTGACCCGGGGGTACAACAAACCGAATAGCATGAGAGTGTGCTTGACGTCCCACAGGCACCGACGCTTGACCACGTCTCGAGGGGCGTCTGAGAAGTTGGGTGCCCTGCCATTAGCCGATTTGAAGCTTCTGGCGTTGGTTTTGAGCCAGTGCTCGACCTCGTCTTTGTCGCCGGGGCTGGCGTTCAAGAATCTCATTGCCAACGACCGGAGATCGTGCCTCCCGTTCTCGTTGTAGAGCTTTGACAATATCAGGGTGCAGTGGATATCGGCGACACAGTCGAAGATATCGAGCCCCTCGGAGTGCAAGAACCCGAGATCGAACTTGGCGTTATGGAATACGAGCTTCTTTCGCTTCCTTAGCAGGCGACCAAGGAATCTTTTTGACACTCTATCCCACGGCATAAAGCCGTACTCGCCCTTCTCAGTGTAGTAAGCCATGCAGAATGGCTTATGCCCCTTGACGTAGCTCAGCCCCGTTGTCTCGAGATCGAGAGCGATTACGCTCCCGCGGACAACTGGTACACTGTTACTCTGCATTGCTTCAGTACCTCAAGCCCTTCATGGTTTCTGTACGGGCGGTCGTAGTAAACGGTTCGGACCCCCGCATTGACTAGTCGCTGGGCGCACATTCTGCACGGCTCGGTCGTAGTGAATGCGACCTTGTCCGTTGCTCGAGAATCGACTTGAAGACAGGCATTGTCTTCAGCGTGAAGACATCCGCAACCCCCCTCTCTGCCCCGGCACGACGAAGAGGGGAGTCCCTTTGCGGGTCCGTTGTATCCGAACGCCAGAATCTGCCGTAGATCAGCGGTAGTGATGACGCAGCCCACTTGTGCTCTTTTGCATATCGACCTCTTCGCCCACAATGTGGCAGTGAGCATATGCAGCACTTCGCGGGCGGGTCGGGCATCGCACTCGTGAGGGCATGCTGGATGGTGAATCGATCCGCAGCCCCTACACCGAGACGCTCCCATCCCCACCGACTGTTGGCATTCGGAACACTTCATGACTTTCTCAGCTTCATATGGGTGGGGCAGATAACGCCAACACCATCGATGTATCTCCACCCGGACGTGAAGAGCTCACGACTGATGGACAGGTCGAGGGCCCCGCCAGTGATAGTGTCACTGTGGGGTTCTTCACACTTGATGCACTTGATCGAGTACGAAGTGGTGACATCGAGAATGGTGGTCATGCGCTGAATCTGGGTCACGGCGTTGCTCTTGCTCATCAGAACTCACCTCGCTTCTTCAGGTCTTTGGCGTAGGCGTGGAGTGACCCGGCGAAGTAGGTGAACGCCCCAGTGGTAAGCTTCAGCTGGTCAGCGAACCACAGTTGAAGCTCGAGGGCCAGTGCGATGTCAACGGGGAAGTGGGTCAGAAGGTCGCAAGAGCGCATGGTGTAGATCAGGTCAACTCGCTCTTTTCGGACCATCACCTGATAGTACATCGAGCAGGGAATACGACCACCTCCACCAGCATTGAAGAAGTCGGTGCCCAGAATGGTTCGACCAGCATTGAATGCACTGCCGCAACCAATGATGTTGGAGTGCATCGTGATAATCGCCTGGCGCGATCCGTTGTCATCCTGGAGACGCTTCACGATCTGAGCGATCTGGGGTGCGAACCGCTCAGAGTAGGTGTATGCGAACTCACCCCTCTCATCGAGAAACTCGCGCCAGACGTGCTTTCGCTCAACCCACGCCGTGCCGGGATTCTGAGGGATGCCGCCGACTCGAGCTTGATGCTCCGCCTTGATGTAGGCAAGAACCGAGTCAAGCTCGGATCGGTCATCGAGCAAGTAGAAGATTCCATCAGCCAGATCGGCGCCGTCGTACGACCAGTCGGTGATCTTGAACCCGTAGCCCTGAAGCTCGCGAGTGACAAAGCGCGGGTCTTCGGCAATGTCCTTGTCTTGCATCGTTTTAGTATGCACTTCGATGCCCATCTCTTGAAGGTCGCGGGCCGTTTCCTTCATTGCCTCGAAAGGATTGGTGTAGATTCGCACAAAATGCTCCTTTTCACGGTTTGTCGATCAGCCGCCATTCAATGTGAAAAACGACTGCTTGCAGTGTTCTCGTACCCTTGTCGTCGTAGTCGCTCCCAGAGCGTCTCTCGTCAGTTGTCGCTTGATGACTCAGTCGTCGTCGTCCCCGCGTCCCTCGGAGACGCTGGCGTCACCAGCGCCCCTTGTGATGCAGCATCTGCAAGTCGGTTGACTAAGGGGCTGGTGGCACTTGACACAAATGGTCAACCTCTTTCGCTCGACTGCAACACCACGAGCGATGCAGCCTCTGCCCCACCTAACAACAAGCTCGGCAATCTTCTCGGGATTCGCGGAGTCAAGCTTCCCGACCTCTTGGAAAAACGACTCGAGCTCGGATTCCGTAATCCTGTCAAAGCTCGCCAGCTTGTTGCCGTAGTCGAGCTCGACCATCTCGACTATCTTTTGGGCTTCGACCACTGTGATCTTGTTGCCCACGAAAGAGCAGATAGCCTCGGCTACTGCGCTTTGTCGAACGTCAGCTCGCCCACGTCCCATGATGGTCTCCTGTTCTCGATGTGGCCCTCAGCCATCAGCCAGCACTTTTTGACTCGCCTGAGGGGTCCGTACTTCTCTTCATCCAGGTAGCGCTCAGGTGTTCCCTTCGCTTCCCAGTCTCGAATCATCTTCGAGTACCAAGAGGTCGCATTGCACCAGGCGGGAGTGAGAGTCTTGCAGAACCCCTTGGTCTTGTTCTCGCGCTTTGCGTACCCCTCGAGTCGCTTCTTGAGGTCAGGCTGATTCAACAACCACGGAATCGTCTTGAACGAGTGGAGTTGTGCAGTGCCGATATGCCAATGGAAGTCGATGAGTTCCGGGCTACCGTCAGTGATATACCAAGCCATGACGTAGGCAATAGCCGCGTCGAGCCAGCCGATATAACCAATGTAGGTGGTTCGCGAGTAGAAGATCAGAGTGCCGACGTTTGAGGTGTTGTGCTTGTCCGGATTGCCGATGAAGACTGCGCCCATCAAGCACCCTCCCCATCGATGCTTCTTCGCATACCGAGGGGGGTCATGGAAGAACATGCTGTCAGACGCGCCGTCTCGATTCTCCCGATTCAGAGTCGACTTTGCGTTGGCGATGAAGCGGTCAAGGTGCTCCCTCGGAACGTACTCTTTGATGAGTCGACTCCACCGTTGCGCCGCAAGCCAAAGTGACTTGCCAGCGTCGAACTCATACTCGAGTGACTCCGCGTAAATCTGGGTGTTGAAGAAGTTCGTCTCGATGCTCAGTCGAGCATCGGGTTTCGTACACTCGAACATCCCACGGGCGCACACCTCGAGCGCTCCTGTTAATGTTGCGCCGCGAGCAAGCCAGGCGTTCGAGAATTGACGGTCGAATCCCGAGCGCATCATCAGTACTGACTCCGCTGACGAAACTTGTTCACCTCGCTCTTCTTGAAGTACAGGTCGAAGAAGTCGCGGTAATCAGCATCAAGCGCTGTCCAGACGGAGAACCACTCGGCCCAGACATTGCGGAGTCGAGACCGGAACCGCTCGGTATCAGTCTCCATCTGCGTCTGCTTCCAAGGCTTGTTCTTCAGCTCGTTCGCCGCGATTCCCATCGCTTCGATGAAGAGGTGGGAGTTATTGCGAGCGTCAGTGGCAAAGTCGTTCATCTGGGCCTCCGCCATCAGGTTCACCTCATGATTGCCGTAGTCTTCGTAGAGCGCTTTGAGGTCGAGTGAGTCGACATCGTGGCCCGAGTGAAGAGTCGCTTCGATGAGGAAGTGGAAGGCGTCGGCAAGCTCCTCGAAGATATGCCGAACCTTGGGATTCGATCCCCAGTGAGTTCGCCAGCTGTTGATCTCGTTACCCACGAGGTGAAGCTCTTCCCAGGCTTCGGCAATTTCCTCGGTCGTTCGCCAGAAGTCTTCCTTGATCCGCCACTGACGTTTCGCGTCTTGCAGCGAGATCGGGTCAGCGGGGACGTTGCCCCCGTTTCGCTTCTCGATTCCGCAGTACTTCGCCATGAGCTCGCGCTGACGGTCAAACATCGCGCAGAGAGCTCGGTACACGTTGTCGGGACAGTTCGTGGTGGTTGCGTCGTCGATGTTCACGATTCACTCCTCTTCGTCAGGTAATAGCCAAGAACGCAGTAACCCACCACGTCCATCAGGGTGTCAGCGACTGACTCGCTGACGGGGAGGCCGAACAGAGTATGTTCTTGCGGCCCGTCGGGATCGTCTTCGTGGACCATGTTGACGACCCGCTGCATCTTCGAGTCGATCCGGATTACGACCCCAACCGTTCCCCACCGAGTCAGTGGGGATACTCCGTATCGCTTGTGCTTTTCGATGAGCAGGGCGGGGAGCAGCTTGGGAACCCCAATCCCGTCATTGCCACGAATCGATGCGAAAGAGTCCCAAGCCAAACGACCGAGCTTCAGGAAGAATCCCGACATATCGAGCTTCCGAACCGTACCGACTGTCCGAAACTCGTCGACCATCTTGAGTATCACACTCATCGGGGTGTCGACTTTCTCAAGCTCTGCCATCTTGGTGAGCACTGCGGTGACGTGCTCGGGCTGGGTAATCAAATACTCTTCAGAGGGCATTGAGAGCCTCCTTTTCGTTCCTTAGCCACTCAACAAAAGCCGGATTCTTCCGGTACAGGTTACGTTCTTGTCTCATGAGGCACTTGGCCTTCACCAGCTCACTGATGATGGCGCGGGCAGCAAACGTATCGCCGACATAGTCAGCGATTGCGTCGATGGTCACGTCTTGTAGTGCAAGCATCCCGTCGATCAGATGAGTCTTGTCCTTCCCAAGGGAGTCGAATGTGTCAACGATGTGAGCAGTATCGCCCATGGTTGAGGCTTCATAGGCTGCATCGCTGTACTCGTGATACCTCATGCTTTCCTTGGTGTAGAACAAGTCGAGGATTTGACAGGCGCAACGGACATGCCTCGAAGTCACGATAAGTCGCTCACCCGTTTTGTCGCTGCTGAATGTCCTTGCAGCGACGGCCGCCGATATTTTGGCTAGCTTGACGCGGATGTTCTCGGATTGCACCAGTGGGATTGTTGCGCTATACGAAGCCCCCAGAGCAATGGCTGACTCGATGATTGACTTCGTTGCCGAGGGGGTAAACTTGACTTGCTCGGGTGATCTTGACCAAGCCCAAAGTACAAGCGATTTGCATAGTGATCGATTGAATTGGTCGGGCTCGATATACTCGGTGTCATCGGGTGATCGGATGACGTTGATCACCGACGACGGGACTTCACTCGAGGCAACTGTGAGTGCATAGTCGAACCGACTGATATCCTCATTCGAGCCGACGAGCTCTTTAATTGCCTCCGCTCCCGATCCGTAGGTTGCGAGTGGTTGACCTGATCGGGGGTTTGCACACCATAGAAGTCGAGTGTTCGCTTGAGTAGCCTCTCGTACAATCTTGACAATCTCAGCGACGCCCTCGGATCGTACTCGGGACATTCGGCCGATCTCTTGACGAGACAGGGCGGACGCCTCGTCAATGACAACGAGCCGGTTGTTGTTGAGTGGGATGATTCCCCAAGTAACGAGCCATCGATTGCCAGCTTGTTGAACCCCCCCAACCAAGCCAGCAAAACTGCAGTTCTCACCTGAGGCGATCTCACCCAGCCCATAATACTTCACCAGCCCTTCGCTAACGTACCCCTTACCGCACCGAGTATCGCCGAGAATCAGGACATCGAGCATTCCCCGTTTGACAGGCTCACCGTTGAACTCGAAAGCACTGACTGAGTGGAAGACGAGGTCCACGGCAATATGCAAATCGGGTCTTCGCTTGATGTGGGTAATGTGTGTCGATTGCCACTCTGCAATCTCAAAGAGGTGATCGAGCAAGTCCTCCTTCTTGGGGCGGAACCTCTTCAAATCGGCAAACAGCTCAGGTGTGAGCTCGAAGGTGTCGATGGCGTCTTGCACTGGCATTGCCGAATCGAATAGACAAGTCGAATGCTGATCTTTGGGATGAGACATCGAACGCCCGGTGAATGAGTACGACCGATTCGAGCTTATCCCGTGTCCCGAGTAATACACTGATCGGATTGAGTACTCACCATTCGACGAGTCAAGTGTCGGGATGACAAGCAGCCTCTCGATGTTTTGGGTTTCGATCACCTCAAGCTTTACCTGGCACTCGGGCTTTGCATGGCCGAATCCAGCGTGATTAAGCAGCAGCTTCGCTTGTCGTTCTTCGGGGATGTCAATGAGCTTGAGGACTATCGGATCGTCGGGCGCGATCTTACAGGTTCTGTACTCTTGACCGAGCTCTTTCAACGGACACAGCCCGCAGCTGTGCGAGCAAGCAACGCGGTACTGCTTGGGGACAAAATAGGGTGAACTGTCTTTGCCAGTGACAAGCGCTTTGACCCTCATGGGCTTCTTGTACCACTTCGCAAGTGATGAGTCTTGCAGCGTGAGCTCGACAACCTCATCGGTCGGTAGCGCGGAATCGGGATTTTCGAGAATCGACTTAGCGGAATTGATCCGCTTGTTCCAAGCCTCTCGTTTCCTCATTGACGGCTGGTTGCGAATCCAGTCGGTTGCATCCTTGCCCCACTTTCGTGGCACTTTAAGCCGCTTACATGATCGGACGTTCTTGCGGATTGCGGCTAGTGGCTTTCGATAGCACCGCTCGCCCTCTTCGTCGTTGTCGTAGCAGATGCAAGCGTGAAGCCCAGTGAATCGATCCTCCACTCCCAGTGGCCATGACTTTGCACCTGCGGTCGAGGTGATCGACGGAACACCGACTGACAGGAGAGCAAGAGCATCCCACTCGCCCTCGACTATCATCAGTGTGAGCTCGTCACTCACGCTGTCTTGCATTGTCTGGATAACCGAGAAGGGGAACAACGTAGGAGGTGATCCGAACTTGCGTGGCTCCTCAGCGTCGGGCAAGGAGTAGTTCAGCATCTTGGGCATGCTACCCTTCGGATTCGGATCGTAGAGCTTAGCGTTCACAATCAACCCGAACTCGTTCGGGATTGGGATGACGAATCTCTCTCCGTTGAATCCGAGCTTATATGTCTCTATGACCTCGAGTGAGAGGTGTCTCGACCCAGTCAGATACTTCAACGCGCTCGGCGTTGACATCAACGCTCGATGCCAGGCTCGAATCTTCTTGGGGTCGATGGTTGGATGAATGAATTGGTGGAACAATGCAGCGGCTGCGTCATCGTGAGACGACTGTGACAGCAACGACTCGAATGATACGACTGAGCGACCGCCAGCTGAGCAGCCGTGACAGAACCACTTTCCTGTGTGTCGGTTAACGTGGAGGGATGGGGTGCTATCATCATGAAAGCAACACTTGACTCGTGGGTCGTCGCCTTGGCTCCAGTCGACATCAGGAAAAACTTGGGTGTAGTATTCAACGGGGTCAACTTGAGACCTTACGAATTCGATCAAGCTTTGTTTCATGGTGATAGCAATGAGCGCAAAGAGGGGGAGCTCGACGTTAGAGCTCCCCCTGGCCGGTTGGTTGCTAGGCCTTCTTGATGGCAGCGATGAGCGCAGCGGGCTTGGCGAACTTGCCGGTCAAACCGACATACTCGCCGATGTCCGCAAGCAGGGACGACCAGTCCTCGTAGTCGTCGGGGTCGAACTCGTGGGTCTCGGCGAGAGAGGTGATCTGGGCCTGCAGCTTTTCGCTGATGACCCCGTCGTCAAAGGACAGCTCGACGCCCTCCTCATCCGACTCCTCCTCTTCTTCCTCTTCCTCCTCGTCCGACTCTTCCTCTTCCTCCTCGTCGGACTCGTCGGCTTCTTCTTCGTCCGACTCCTCCTCTTCTTCCTCTTCCTCTTCCTCTTCCTCTTCATCGGACTCGAGGAAGGTCACGTCGTCCCGGTTGAGGTCTTGCTTGTCGCCGTCGTCAAACAAGACGGTGACCGTGCCGTCTTCGTAGTTGGCGACGACTTCGCCTTCGTACTCCTCGCCGTCTTCGAAGGTGCAAGAGACTCGAGCGCCGAGGCAGTTCTCGAATCCCTCTTCCTCTTCGCCTCCGACTTCGTCGGCGTCCTCGAGACCCTCAGTCTCGATCTCGTCGGAATCGAGAGCCTTGTTGAGATAGACGTTGATGAAGTCGCCCTTGTGCTTCACCGTGCACTCGGCATAGGAGCCGACGAGCTCACCGACTGCAGCGGGGAGGCCCTTCGCGCTCTTCGGCCAGTCGACGCCGAGTCGAGCAAGGGTCGTACGGAACCAGCCGAGCCCGGCTTCGTCAGCGAGGCCATCGTGCTTGAAGAGCTTGCGATTCTTGTACTCGCCGTCGATGATTGACAGCTGGAACGAGCACTGGAAACGGCCGGACGACTTCGAGTTGTTGAGCTTCGCCGAATCAATGCGGACGGCGTACTTGCCCTCCGGCACTTCTTCGAAGTTGCCACCCCCCTGCTCGTCGATATCGTCCCAGACGTCGTTGAGCTGGGCAAGAGCGCCAGCGACCTCGGGATCAACGCCGTGCTCGGCGGCCTTGCTTTTTGACTTCTTCGCCATTGGATGAACTCCTGATTTTCTTCTTGGTTGCGGTTGCTGTTTTGAACGTGGAACGGAACTTTGCGCCGTCGAGCAGCTCGTAGCCCTTCGACGGCTTTTGACGTTGAGTGCGATCCTTTGCATACACCGACTCACTGGGCTCGGTGTAGATTACCCGTTTCTCGACTCGCTTGCCTCCTTGTTGCATTGCCTTGAATCCGCAGTAACCGACCAAGTCGACGAGTGGGACAATCACCTTCCACGCCGTCTTACCCATGTCGGGCTGCACAATCTCACGCTCGATTCCGTGAACCCTTATTGTCTTGATCCCCTCATGGGAGATGAAGACAACGCCGACGTTGAGCGCCTTCAGTCGCTGAACAACGTGACTGATCCGACGCTTGAACTCCTTCCAGCCCTGTCCCCACTTCGCGTCTGATAGCGAATCGATCTTGAGCTCGATTATCGTCTGGTCTTCTGCGTAGTTGGTGAAGTCGTCAACGTGGTCAATGCAGACCATATCGTACTTAGGCGCATTAGGCGCCTCGAGCTGTTCAAGAAGATCCAGGATGTCCTGGTAGTTGTTGACCTCGCGGACCTTCGCTTCGAGGTGTCGAGCGCCCCGATCAGTCGAGATAAAAAGCACGTCTTGA